AATAACTAATTATACATTAAAAAGGGCTGTGGACGAATATTCCAGCACCGAATGACGCTGCCCTATCTCCCCGAACTCTTACATCCAGGTACATGTTTATGTGTAACTATATCCATACTAAGGTGTGTCGCCCACAGCCTACTTATATTATACCCTACTTGATCTTAATTTGTCTAGGCTTGGCTTCTTCTGGAATATCCCGTTCAATCTTAACGGTTAACATTCCATTATCAAGTGAAGCAGACTTAACAATCATATACTCACCAAGGGTAAATGTTTGTGTAAAATTACGTCCAGCAATTCCTTTATGTAGATAATCTGATTTATCTTCATTTACACGTTCACTCTTGATAATTAATGTATCTTTATCTACTGTTACATTGATATCTTCACGATCATATCCCGCAACTGCAAGTTCAACTACATAGTTATCCTCATCAATTTTCTTAACATTGTAAGGCGGGAATGTAGAAGTTGCTACCTTATTAGTATTCCATCTTGCAAATTGATCATGGAATCCCAAAAAGAATGGGTCATTAAACCATGCTTCAATTGTTGCAAATGGATTATACTGTGTTGTTTGTTTTGTTTGTGTATTTGAATGAATATTTTCAAATGCATTCATATCTTTTATTCTTAGATGTGTCATTTTACTTAGCTCCTTTTCAGCAAGTTAGTTAGATTGGCACTTCCTATCGGCAAGTGCTAAATATATTATATCATAAGTGGGACAGGTCAGACTTGAACTGACGATTACCGAATTATGAGTTCGGGGCTTTGACCAACTAAGCTACTGTCCCGTACCCCAAGACAGATTCGAACTGTCGCTGTATGGATTTTAAGTCCACTATCTCTACCGCTGGATTACTGGGGCCTTGCGGAAGATATAGGATTTGAACCTATGGATCTTGCGATCTACGAGTTAGCAACCCGCTGCATTCGACCACTCTGCCAATCTTCCTTGCTTCCAGAACTGGATTCGAACCAATATAATCACCTCCAAAGGGTGATGTCCTACCATTAGACGATCTGGAATTGGTACTCCAAGTAGGATTTGAACCTACAGTCGTTAGTATATAAGACTAATGCTTTAACCAGATTAAGCTATTGGAGCAAAACTATTTAGTTTTCAGATCCCATTAACTTATTTTGTATTAGCTTATCTCTTTCATCAACAATCTCAAATGCATAATCTTTGAGTTTACTTTCATGCTTATTGTAATGATGACCGCAGAATAATAATTCTCCTGCAACTCCATTAATCCAAACTAATGCTTCAGCAGAACAAGCATCACAACGATCTTGTGGTCCAAGTACATAAGACTGTTTTACAACTTCTTCTGTTTTCTCTACCATCATATTCATATTATACTCTTTCTACTAGTTTATTAATAATAGTGTCTCCAGTTGGGCTCGAACCAACGACCCGCAGATTAAAAGTCTGCTGCTCTACCAACTGAGCTATAGAAACATTAGCGATCCGTATCGGACTTGAACCGACGACCTTTGCCGTGACAGGGCAACGCTCTAACCAACTGAGCTAACGGACCATGTGCCAATCGTGAAATAAACCATTGGCTGTAATCACCTATCTACTTCCGCAGAGCAATCTCCATCGTGCTGAACCACTTCGTATGATGCAGGTAGAATTTTATTATCGGTAATCAACATCTTAAAACAGATTGTTCAGATCCGTTCTTTGAGCTGGGATGGTAGGGGTCGAACCTACGACATTTCGATTAACAGTCGAACGCTCTGCCTGCTGAGCTACATCCCATTAGTAAACTTATTCTACTATGCCAAATGGATTTTTGTCAATCATGTTTAAAAGATCTTCTGGATTAATGATCATTCTTCGTTGTGCTTCAAACTTGCCAAGATCAACCATTTCTCTTGCAATTGTTTCCATCATATCAATTAATCCTTTTGCATATGTTTGTTCAGCTGGATTAACAAATTCAGCCTCTGTACGCATTTTAACAGTTGATTCTGCAAAATATTCGCAAAGCTGAGTTAGTGAAATATAAATATCTTCTTCATCTTCTATTGTTTTTAATGTTCCGTTTGCTATCATGACGATAGTCTATCAGAGTATTCGCATGCTGTCAACTGGAAAATCATCTTCATCTTCTTCGATTCCCATGAATTCCCGCAAATTAGCTGGCATTATTTTTTGATCTGGCACACGAATTGTATTGTTTGCTGCTAATCTCGCATCTGATTCATTTTTTAATTGCTCTATCTCATCAGCAAATACACCAGAATAAGTATAGATCTCTACTTCACCATTCATATCTCTTGGAGTCAATGCTACAGAATTATATATTGCACCGCATACGGCATCCGAAAGGTCTTTAGAGCCCTTTCTAGGGTGGTCTACCTTGTCCTTTACAATACGTAGCTGAAGCAATTCATCAATGAGTAATTGAATATGTGGGCCAAGCACACGCTCTTCTGTAATGCATAATGACATGTCTTCATAATGCTTTTTAGCAACAGAAAGCAACTCAGTATTAATACCGTGTGCCTTTAGTTGTTGCATCATATCGTGAGAATTCCATCGGTCAAATGTGACCATCTTAAGATTAAAGCCTTTTGCTCTAAGGCTAATTATATAGTCTTTTACCTCTGTAAAATCAACTGACTTAGATTGTGTAGGTGTCCAAAATCTTACAGCATCAACAATAATTTTAGGGGCTGCTTCTTTATACTTATCCCCGACCTTCATTGTAACCCAGCTATCTGTGTGTGCCAAAGCTACCGCACAGTGGTCATGTTTTTGAGCAAGGTCAACATGCACAAAATAAAATTTATCTGGGTCTGGTTTAAAATGATCATCAAATCTACCATACTCATCAACATTTAGTTTGGGATTGCTAAATGCTTTTTCAATTACTGCACGATTTTTAAAAAAAGCATCCGTTGCATCTGGTGGCATGCAAGCAAAACGAGAAAGTGCATCAGTTGGATCTGTGTAAAAGTCAATTGTAAAATCATCAATAGTTCTTGTTGGGTTTACTTCCCATGTTGGTCTTTTTAATGCAAACATTTTTGGGACCTTATATGAAATTATGTGGTCTTCTTCCCACTCAACTTCAAATTCATTTCCTGCAGTACCATCTGGAAGATCTGGATCAACCTTAAATTTATGTACTTTTAACACAACTTCTTTTTCAGCAATTGCTTCATTATATTTTTGTTGAATATAGTCGTTTTTAAAACGTGGAAATGAAAGAAGAATTACTTTGCCAAAGTCTGGAAAACGAGAGTTTACAGATGCACGATACATCTTATAAATTGAAGAAGCAGTTTTTGCTTGATCATGACCAGATGTTGATTCAAGTTCAAAACCTGAAATCTCATCAAGAATAACTACAAGAACGTTATATCCCTCCCAGGCCTCTCGCTCTGAGTGACCTGAGTGAACAGTAACAGATTTATCAAACTCAACCATGTTTGCTTTTGCAATATATTTACCTTGAAACCAAGGCGATTTTTCAATACGTTGATTAAAACCTTTAAAGAATACTCGGTTTGCTTGAATAGCATTGATAGCAATGTTAATAATATCAATAGCGTCACCTGGAGGTTTACCGTAATATGTTGCTGGATCAGACAAGCATAAAAGCAAATGCACCATATAGGCACAAGCAATTGTAGATGTGTAGTCTTTTCCAGAACCCTTACCAAGCTGAAGGATAACTTCAGAACAAGTCTGCTTCCAAATTTTTTCACCTTCAGCTTCTCCATAAAGTCTGTGTAGGGTCTCACGCTTATAAATTTGTGTAGATGCACGAATAGACTGATACTGCAATTCTGAAAGTGGTGGCAAGCCCAAATATTTTTTGTCTGTTACAAATTGTTCAAGAGTAACTGGCTTTTCAGAAAATTCATCCCCACTTAATGCATCAAGAAAATCATTAAACTCACTCATTTACAACCACTGACTCAACTTGTCCAGTTACTTGAGAAAGCCTTCTTGAAACCTCCCACTTGCAATTTTCACATGAAGAAGTAATATCTCTTAATATACTAATAAGTATCTCTTGTTTTCTTTCTGATTCTAAGATTGAATCAGCCATATCATTGTTTTCCAAGACTCCCGCCTTGTTTAACATATCAATTCTCTTTGCTTCAATGTCAGCAATTAATTTTAGTGTTTGAGATTTTACATTTAATGCTTCTTGAAGATCTGCTTGCTCAACTGTACGCCAAGCTTCTTTAATTAAAAGATTATAGTGCTCATCAGCACCAGCCAAAGCTTCTTTAGCCCGTTCTCTTATTGCTGTATTGTCGTGCACAAAGCCTTTCCAGGCATCAATATAGTTGTCTACCTGCACACGAGTAAGCTCGAGATTTCTTGCTATCTGTGCTGGCGAATTACCCTTAAGCAATTCTTCAACAACTTTATTCATTTGGTCAAATTGACCAGCAACCTCTATTTCATTACCCATTGTCTGTTTTATAAAAACCTGAACCCTTGAATTGAATCCCAGCGGGACTGTAAACACGAGCCATTCTGTATCCGCAAATTGGGCATGTAGGCATTACTTCCTCATCATTAAATCCACGAACAACATCTTGGCTTGTTTCGCACTCTATACAATTATACTCATATGTCGGCATACTTAATTATACTCCTTAAGACCTATTTTTGTCAATCGCAATTTTAAGTAAGATTAAATAACCAATCAAATCATCAATATCGTTGTCCCCCGCAAAACCCTGATTGTTTTTTACCCTATTCAACTTATCATCAATTCTAACCTTCAACTGCTCAACATTGTCAGACTGAGCAAATATTCTGCTGGGGAATAAGGCTGAATCGCCATATGAAATATTTTTTTCTATCAAAAGTTGAGCTACCTCATGACATGCTGACCATATTTCAAATCCTGAGGGGGCAGCTGTAGCATGCAAATATAAATCTCTACAATCAAAAGTATCTGTATCTTGATAAACGCCTTTTAACATTACTTAGTCCACTTTCTAGGTTTCTTAATTAGTTCGAATCTTTCTAACGCCCGCTGAATTGTCATATGGGAGCATTTTGCTTCCATAGCCATTTGAAGAACGGTCTTCTTCTCAACTGAATATCGTTTTACAACCCAGTCTTTATTTTCCCAAAGCTTTGTGCTTTTAGCCACTATACCTCCTCACACAACTTCATTTACTGCATACCATGCAATTCCTGCAGCATCCGCCACATTGTCGGACTCAGTTTGAATGCCCAAATTTCTAGCAAAGTCAATTGTCCTTTGCTTTCTACGTTCTCTGATCTTGCCTTTGATCCAGTTATCGGATTTGTCAGGGAACTCAGCTTTGATTGCATCCTTTTCCGCCTTGGTATAATTTTTATTACCTATGTAAGATTGCCAAGTTATTGGATGTACTTCAACAACTTCTACATTGTCACTAAGTAACTCTCCCATTATAGCACCAAATACATATGCCATCTTCATTCCAGTGTGTACGGATTTAACAGAGATTGCTGCTTCAATAATAACAAAATCAGTATCAAGTTCACCCTTGAAAGCCCTAATTTTTCTTTTTGCATCAAGTATTCTTTGATAGACATCCGATCCATCAAAAGAAATTTCTCCCCATTTAACGGCTTTTTTTTCATCCATAAGACAAAAAGCAAAACTATTTGTACTTGCATCTATGGCAAGCACTTTAGTTGCTTTAGGCTTTGCTAATTTTGCCAGTGACATTTCTTACCGTTTCTATTAAGAACTTTCTTTCATTTTCTTCTTTTTCTTTTGAACATTTATCGCACATATTTTTTTCATTATATCTGCTTAAAATAACATTGCATCCAGACTTTTTGCATATTCTTTTTTTACCAGCAAGTCTTTCTTTTTTTTCATAATAGCTTTGTTTTAACTTTTCGTTAGTTGCTATACGACAACATTCGTCTGAACAATATTTTTGATTATGTGTTTTTGGTTCAAACTCTTTGCCCTTAGTGCATTTAGAATAAGCACATATCACTTTTCCAACACCAACGGTTCTATGTAAACTTCACCCAAATCTTTTTTATCTGCCCAACATACTTTCTTGACTGGACAGCCCTTACACGCCCATTGAGATTTGGTAAAAGTTCTTTCTGGAAGAGTTCCTTCTTTATAGGCATTATAAACTTTTCTCTCCCAGTCAAAAACGTAGTCAATAAGCTTTTTATTTTTTTCATTCATGTCAACAGGAATAATTAAAAATGATTGATCATTTTTATTTTCATAATAAAAGAAACCCTGTTCGTCTCCACGAATTTTCATATAAGTTAAAAGCTGCACTAAGTGGTATGGCAAAGGTTTCATCTCTGCTTGTCTTATTGAAAAAACCTCATCTTTTGCAGATTTTATCTCAGCAATTACTTCTTTTCCGTTCCATTCGATAAAAGTATCTGCAAAGCCTCTAATCGGCGGATCATCGTGGGTAATTTCAACTTCATGCTGTTTGAATACTGGAGTTTTAGCCATAATTTTCTGTATTCTGTCATGCATATACGAACCATTATCCATATTAGCGACACCCATAGCATCAGTGTTATTTTCAAACTCATTACCACTGAAAGCAAGGAACCAATATCTAGGACAATTACCATTACCATAGCCAACAGTACTGGGACTAAAGGTTTTCTTTTGAGTAAACTCATCTGGTCTCTTTTCACTTAAATACGCTTCTTCCATCATTTTAGCAAATTCAATTGGATTGAACCCACCCTCTTGAGGTTTCTGAAACTTTAAGTTTGCAATTATATCTCTACCCATTAGTTAATCTCCAGCCTAACTTTTTACCACAAACAGCACACATTGTGTATGTTTTCATAGTAAATGGACAAGAAACATCCTCAATCTTGTGTTTATGAAACCATTTTTTAAATATATTCATTATGCTCCAAATCTTGCTGAATACTTTAGAGCATCCACCAGTCTATTAATTGCTTCTTCTGCTGTATAATATACATTCTTCTTTTTTGAATTCTCCCCGCCTTTTTCAAAAGTGGTGTAATAACGTGACATGATTGCAAATTTAGCAGACAAAGATTGCATTTTAACAATAAGGTCAGGAGCTTTTGTAGAAGGCACATCAGGCTTTGCAATTAACTTAATAATCAAATCAAGGGCATAGTCAAGATCTGGATCATTCATGTACTGCTTAATATCATTGAACTCTGTAAGCTCACTAATTAATTCAATAACTGGTTTATCTGTCATTCTAAAATCCTAACTACGAACTGGCAAGGATCGCCACCATCTTCCCACATCTGTTCTTCTTCTTCAGAAATAGAAGGAATTCCATCATGTGTAGCACAAACTATATCTGAAATCCATCCACGATCAACACCATTTTTAAACCAAATAAAAAATTCTTCTTGATCATATTCAGTTATCATTTTTTTTACCATCTATATAAATTGGATCTTTTTCTACATAAATATTTTTAAGAATAGGATTTGTGGGTGTTTGTCCTGGAAACACAATATTAGTTAAATTAACAGCATCTT